TTTGGACTCTTATTCTAGCATGTTTGTGCGACAAGGGATTCTCCTATTTGGCATGGTTCCTCGTATTATTCCCATATTTATTGATTCTTATGGCTTTCTTCGGCATTTACTCACACACCGAGGGATTTCGAGAAGGCTATGACAGCAAAATGAAAGAAGCACCTCCTGCTAAAAAAGGAACTCCTGCTAAAAAAGAAGAAGCTGCTAAAAAAAGAACCTCTTTATAAAAAGTAAAAAATATATTATTTAGAAAAACACAAAAATAAAAAATTGAAATACTTTTTTATTTTTTTTAGAAATGTATAAAATAATAAATATATACTTTTAGTACCATGACACACTTTAACAAACCTACTTACTACAACGACGAGGAACATTATGATATGTGCGATGCTTGCAAAACTAGCACTAATTGTGACTATTTAATGTCACATAATAACACGTGGGTATGCCCCGAATGCTACTATCAAATATGTGAAAAAGGAGAACAAGAAACTCATTACAATTTGGATCCTGATTGTGAGAATGATTACAAAGTTTCTCGTATTGAAGATGAAATCGATGAAATACTTGACTCCGCATACAACCTTAGCGAAGATGAAATTGCGAAATTACGTAATACTCGTCATACATGCTCCGTAAAGGATAACCCTGATTTTGACTACTCTATACATAACTTTGACCATTTACAGGAAATACACATTGATACTCATAATACAAAGACAGAAAGAGAAGAACAAGAAGATTTTTGGGACAAACAATACGAAGAATATTTACGACTAAATACTTGCGACGAAGACGAAGACATCGACGACTTACCGCCTCTTGGTTCAGCGACTGCCGAAAAAGTAGCAAGGACAAAAGAGATACTTGATAATTATATTGACATTATGGAACATCATAATAAGAATTCGACGCCTCAATACGACACTGAAGACATCAACCTGATGATTGATAAATATATAATGAATAATCGAATTCAATCAAGCGCGAAAAAAGAAGAATTAGATGATGATTCTAAACCTCTTATGACTCGATGCCGTTGCGACGACTCTCCTCGCAAATACATTACTTGCTGTGAATGTGGCGAGTGTGAGGAGGAAATGTACAGTTTTCGTTATAAATCTTCTCTTTACTGTAATACATGCGCATATGAGGTATGTGGTATAATGATTGACAAACCCAGTTACCCGATTAAGGATTATTCAATGTCATATAATCACGAAACAAGAATGCCATTATTGGATGAAGATGGAGGGTTATATTACACAGCAGACCCCGTACTAGACGTATTTTACAATACACCCAATCCACCAGATGATCTTCTTTTAGATGCGTAAATATTTTATATTGTTTCATTATCATAAAAATAATACACACAAAATAAACAAATAAATTAACTACAAATAACAAACAAATAAACAAACAAATAAACAAACAAATAAACAAACAAATAAACAAACAAATAAACAAATAAATTAACTACAAATAACAAACAACTAAACAAATAAACAAATAAACAAATAAACAAATAAACAAAAAAGTTGCCATACAAGGCTTCTTTTTTATTTACAAATTAATAAATAAAGTTAATAATAATATAAAAATCTATCAATAATTAAATGAATGAACTATAAAAATAAGTTTTCATTTACAGAAAGATATAACGAAGCTTGTAAAATAATACAAAAGTATCCATATAGAATTCCTATTATATGCGAAAGATATCAAAAATCTATTAATATTCCACAAATAAAAAAAACAAAATACCTTGTACCATTTGATTTATTAGTAGGTCATTTTTTATATATAATACGTCAAAATATAAATATTTCATCAGAAGTTGCGTTGTATATTTTTATAAGTAATACTATACCTCCTACATCAACAAGTATGATAACTCTTTATGAGAATTATAAAGATGAAGATGGCTTTTTATACATAAATTATTCAACTGAAAACACATTTGGATAAATATATTTAATTATCTTTCATATTATTTTTTGTATTTGAAATTAAAACTATTATTATCAATAATTTAATAATAAATGTGGCATATAAATAATTATAAATTACAACAGAACAATTACCTTTTTCAGCAATATAACCCCAAAATATAATGGCTCCTAATACATTCCATCCAAACATAATAATTCGGCTAATGTAAATAAATAACCCAAATATGGTTCTTATTATTTCATTATAAGCAAATAATTGTATTTTTTTATAAATAAAAGAAATATAAATTGATAAAATAAATAACAATATATACGAATTAACTTTTAAATATATACTTAAACTGATTTTTAATTTATCAGGATAAATATTAACGCATGTTTTATCAGTATAACCAATGTATAAGTCTATAATTATAAATGGTAATACAAAAGATATTATAAAGAGAATTACGATTGTTTTAATTATAATCATAGTTATATCATCATTGTCTTTAACCTTATAAAGAATTGATTTAGGTTGTATTAGTGACTCACGTGCTTCATCTTTAGTTTCCTGATTATTATTGGTTTTATAAATTTCTTCTTTGGGTAAAATACATTCGTTTTCTATATCATAAATGAACATTTCGTTATCTATAGTGTTGTTAAATTCATATTCCATTTTATATAATTTAATATCAACATATAGGTTATTAAATTATTCAATTTTTTTCATTATTGTTATTGTTATTATTTTCTATTGTATTATTTTTTATAATAATCTTCTTTATTTGAAAAAATCTTTTATATTTTTTTACACCCTCTAATGTGTATCCATCACTTTTTCTTATTGGTTCCATCTCATAATTATATGCGTTCAATATTTGTCTAATTAAATTCAACAGTGGCCATTTTTGATGCTTATAAGCGTTTCTTTGTAGTCCAGTCATAAAAGATGAACTATATATTTTCTTCAATTCCGGAATAAGTTTTTTAATTTCATCATACTTTGAATCAGATAACAATTGTTCTCGTGGTATCATTAATCCATCTAAATCACTTATATTTTCAAAAGATATTCCAGAAGTAGCAAATATTTTTTTACTATATTCATCCATATAATAAAAAAATAATTATAAAAAAATTGTTAAACTAATTTACATTTTTATAATTTAACGACGTCTTTTCGATTTCCTATTACGACGTCTTTTCGATTTCCTATTACGACGACGTTTTGTTTTTCTTGATTTATCGCCCCGACCTAGTGGCTGAGGTAGTAGATCTTCGTCATCTGGTTGAGACGGTTTAGATGGTAGAATTTGTGGTTCTCCATAAAGTGGTAGATGAATAATATTTCGTGGGTAGTCATTTGGCCTGGTATAATTAACATTACCAGCAGGTCCATTCGGTTCTAAAACATTTGTAAAAAAATATTGATTGTCCATACCAGGCTTGAGGATAGCTCTATCAAATGTGCCTTGTGCTCTACCACCAGGTACATCCTTTGTTGTAAAAGAATATCTTTCTCCGGGTATTAAATTTCCTAAATTTACAAAGCCTTGAGACATATATATAATATTTATATAATTCTAAATATTAAATTCCGGAATGCTAAAATGTTCTCCATTTCTTACATACTTGGCAATAATTTTGGGGTTAATCTTGTTCTTAATAATATCTTCGGTTTGATACACATTATTATTACTATCAATGTAATATACTATTCCTTGTATATCCTTCGCATAAACCTCGATTTTTTGTGTCGTATTTTTACTCTCTTCTTGCGATTGAACGATTCCATGAGGCGTTCCCTTTACGTGAGTTCCGCAATATTCACTACCATTCTTCTTTCGTCGAGTACATTGTTCACAACTGGCGCGCTTTGCACAACATCTATCAAATAACGGCACCACGTTTTTAACGCGCTTTCGTTTTTGAAAATCTTCCTTATTAAAACACAGTGGGTCATGGTCATAAATATATTGTATTAATTGATTTACATGTTCGTTCTTTGTAAGACCCATTTTTTCAGCCTTGTCTTTAATATTATCTTTAAATTCTTTAAAATATTCATTTGCCTTTTTAGTAAGTCTCTTTTCCATTTTCTCTTTATACTATATTTTATAATATATTATCTTTAGTTCAATTTTTTTATATATTATAAAAAGAATTTAAAGGATTTAAACACACTAATTCTTCTTTCTAGGCTTGTATACGCGCTTTTTCTTAGGCTCTTCCTTTTCTTTGGTATCTTCTTCACCTATTGCGCTATCTAGTGACAATACAGACACATCATCATTATTAATTTCTTCCTCACTTTTTTGATTATTTATAACAGCTTCTTCTATTAAAATAGGTGCCTTTATTTCAACAACTTCGTCTATTAAAATAGGTGCCTTTATTTCAACAACTTCGTCTATTAAAATAGGTGCCTTTATTTCATACTTTTTAACAATGTCTTCTATTAAAGAAGAAGTATTGATTTCATTAGTTTCAACAACATTTTCAACAAATTCTTCTATTTTATTTACAACATTTTCATGATAATCTTGATCCATATTTATAGGGTTTTCAAAAAAATTGTTTAATTCTTCATTTTCATTTTTGTCATTTGAATTATTAATGACTGTATTACAGATGTTATCAATAGTTGTAAATGCCGTATTAATCTTTTGCTCACTTATTTTTTCATTATCTAATAATTTATCACTAGTAATAACTAAATTTATACTCTGATTATCAGTATTTTTACTAATAGAAAATAAACTATTTACAGAATCCATGCTTTTTTGTAAAAATCCTGTATTTTTGTGACTAGAACTGTTGATTCTTGGAGATAATAATAAACTTGAATTATCAAAACTTTTTGTGTCTGTTAAGTTGTTTGAATTATTAATCTTAACAGTTTCATCAAATTTAATATCATCATTAATATGTGTGTTCATAAGTTGTATTTTATTACTAAAACGCTGTAAATATTTTGTGTGTAATTTATGAAAAAATTCAATATACGTTAAAAACAATTTTAGTTTTTCTCTCATCATTATTACATCAAAACTGTATGTGTTTACAAAATTATCAATATTTAATCCTATTTGATTTTTATCAAGATATAATTTATATTCGTTTTCTTTATTTGTTAAATTTCCAATAATAGACGTAATTAATATTAATATATGTTCGTGTATTTCTATAATTATTTCAAATTTGTATTCTTTTTCTGGTTCTAAATCTTTGTATATTGGAAAATTATTTACTTTAATAAATTCCAATAATTTTTTGTCGTTAATGGTATCTTTAATGTAAGAAACAATAATCTTGTATAATTTGAAATATTCGCAATACATGCGGTTATTAATTGACCTAAAAATCTTATACATTCCTTCATACTCAATATCAATTAATCTGCTCTGAAAATGAAATGAATCTAACCCAAAAATAAATAATTCTGTTTTATTGTTTTTAATAAACTCGGAATAAAAAAACTTTAGTTTGTTTATCCTAATTTGTAAAAAATCGAAAATATCTTTTACATTATTACGAATAACACTAATGTTATTAAAGTTATTTTTAAGTGCGGTAACTCTTGATTCCATAATATAATATTATAATATTTATTTATTATTATTTATTTATTATTTATATAATATATAAATATGAGTGATATAGATGAAGAATTAACTACTATTTTTGATAATGGTAGTGTAGTTAAAACTATTGAATGGAGTGATGAACACGAAGGTATATTAATTGAATGGGCTGACAAAGCAATGTGTTTCAAATGGTTACATTCAAAGGCACATGAATATTACTCATCTTTAAACACAATGTATACTATTCCGGTAATTGTTATATCTACGTTAACTGGAACAGCAAATTTTGCTCAAGAAAGAGTTCCAATCCAATATCAGAATTTGTTCGTAATGACTGTCGGTGGGTTTAATATTTTAGCAGGAATTATTAGCACCATACAACAATTTTTAAAAATTTCTCAATTAAATGAGTCTCATCGTGTAGGCGGAATAGCATGGGATAAATTCTATAGAAATATAAAGATTGAATTAGCTAAACACCCACACGAGAGAAAAGATGTAACCAAATTTATTGATTTTTGTAAAGAAGAATTTGATAGATTAATGGAAACAAGTCCAAGTATTCCAGAGAAAATAATCAATGAATTTAAGAAGACATTTAAAGATTCAAATACTTATGGAAAAATAATATTACCAGAAATATGTGCTGATACATTTAAAAATCCATGGTATGATGAATCCAAAAATGAAAAAAGAAACTTAGAAAGCGCAAATTTACAACAAATGAAAGAAATAAAACTTAAAAAAACTAATGAAAATAACAACCAAATTGTAAATGATTTTATTACTTCTTTTACCAGTTTAAATAACAGAGAACCAATGGAATCAGAAATATATGATAATTTAAAAGATAAAATGAATATTAAAACACTAGAGAAAATTATTGAAAAAAATAAGACAAATCAAAAACCAAAAGCAAATACAGATTCACAAAATGTTGTTATTAATATTTCAGGAGATCCAAATGTTTAATTTTACTTTATTAATGTATTTTATTATACCTCAGGATAACTGCTTGGTAAAATTAATATAAAAATCATAAGAAGAAGATAAAACAATACATATATACTATAAACATCTTGACCTATACCATAAAAATTTAATATATTAGTTAGACTATAATATAATATTAACGATACTCCAAGATACGTAATTATTTCGCTTAATGTCATCATATTATATAATTATTTTAGAATAAAATAAAATAATTATTACAATATTGAGTATTTTTTAAACTTATTCTGTGTGGATATCAAAACCGAATTTTTATCAATGTATTGACATGTTAAAGGTAACTGTTGTTCATATTTTTTAACTACGGTTAAACAATTTTCTTTTAATTTTGTTCCATCATCTAATTCTATAGAATAACCAATATAAGCACTGTCATATTCTTCTGCCCATTTACCATCATGATCCGTTATTCTGGATGTTAATGCTTGATATTTATTATTTAATTGAGGATCATTTAACATTTCTTTTTTAGTAGACGATTCGTCATTAGAATTACTTTCCATATTTGTAATTATTTTTATTACTCCTGTAAACACCGCAAACCGTATTATACCCATTTTATCATATTTATCTGAATAGTCACACTGTTCAACAGCATTGTTAAAATTACTAAAATAATAATAAGGTCCCAATATAGATTTATTATCTGATTTCGAAACTCCAAATATGTGTGTAAAATTTAATTTATTCCAGTTTTTCCCTACATAACAAGCAGACGGTGTTTCATAAATATTATCATTATTGTCATATAAAAACACTAAATCATAGTTATTTACAAAAAAATTGGTTACTCTATTCGATATATTTATATTACAAATATTTTGTTGATTCACTATTTCATCTAATAAACACAACCATATTTTGCTGTTTTTAAATAAAAAATCTATTTGTATTTTACATTTTGATAGATCAAAAAACAAATAAATATCATCCTTATAATACATTGCTCCATTGTATTCAAGATTGTCATTCAGGCTATAATTATTATTGAATAACATAAACAAATATCCTTTTGCGTATTCGACTAAATTATCAGTATCTAAATTAATATTTAATAAATTTAAATCAGGAAACGTTAAATTTTCATACAAATTGTCATTTATTAAATAATATTGAAGAAATGGAGCAGTTAATTCTTTTTTATTATTTACTTCATAGCAACATAGATATATTTTATTATAACTATTGCTTTCTAAAATTATATCTATATTGTCATTTAATAAATGATTAATATTGTAATTATATTTTTTTTCCTCTATAGGGTTATAATCATCATCATCATCAGAACTACTACTGCTAATATATTCCATTAATTATTATAATTATTATAATAATTAATATTTAACCTTATTTATATTTTAATTATTTATTTTACGTTTGATTGTTTCTTTTACTTGTTCTTGTCTACTATCTAAAATATGTTTTGTTAAATCTTCTGCTTTAGCAGGCTCACTTTTATAATAATTTTGTAAAGCTAATAACAGGCTTTTACTATTAATTGGTTTTTTAACAGTGTTCTTTTTATAAACAAGCGCTCCTCCATTAATATCAAAACAATCGATTGAATTATTTTTCATAGTAACAACTAAATTCTCGGTTAAGGATTTTTTTTTATTATTTCTTTCCTTAATTTCTGTTTTTAATTGTGTTATTTCATTATCAATTTTTATCCATTCCTTTACATTGTTTACTAATTGTTCTTTGGTTTCCATATAATTGTAATGAATGTTTTATTTTTATATTGTTTACATTAACTAGAATTATTTTTCAATATTTTCCGTATTTTTCAAATTATAATGTCTTTTACATAAATTATCCATGTATATATTTTTAGAACATTGATTACCATTTTTTAACATTGTACAACATATTTGGAGTGATGGTTCAATAATTGTATTTTCTTCATTCTCTAAATTAGGTATAACAGCTATTTGCGATTGAGGTTTTTGTAATAATTTTATCTTCTTTTTTTCTTCCTTTACTTTCTTTAATTCTTCCTTTAAATTCTTTAATTCTTCCTTTAAATTCTTCTTTTCTTCTTTCGCCTTATTTAACTGTTCTTTTGCCTTCTGTTTCTCCTCTTTTAACTTATTTAATTTTTCAATTTTAGCCTTTTTAATATCTTCTTTAATCTTTAAATTTTGTTTTTTAATTAAATTCTTTTTCATAATGTCATGATGATGAAAGCAATATTGTTTTCCATCTTCAAAATTATACACATGTTTTTGATAACAATCATATTCTTTAGTAGTTCCATCATGGTATTTATATACAAACTTAAATTGACATCCATTTTGTGAATAAATACATCCTAAACTTGAAGAATTTGAATCATAATAATTTACACCATTTATTTTCTCAATTAATAAATCTTCATAATAAGGTAAAACAGATGATTGCTTCTTTCTACAATAAGGACATCTTATTTCATTTTGTTTTAATATTGTTCCATTTGCTTCTAATGAATTAAACTTGGATTTGTGATTTTTAATATCATTAAATAATGGTATATAGTTAAATTTATGTCCGCATTCTAATTTAACAAATTTATCAATTAATGTCTCATTTGTTATTAAACATTTGTCTTCATCGTCTTGTATCTCTTCTTTTTCATCTAATGATTTATATAATTCATTAAAAAAATCTACATTCCCTTCTGTTTTATATTTCTTCATTAATAAATATAAATTGTGAATTATCTTTATATTTATTATATTTATTAGTTTATAATATGTCGCCGCCAGATGTTTGGGGACCTCCTATATGGAGATTTTTTCATATATTAGCCGTAAATATTCACGAAGAAGATTATAATAAATTAATACCACAATTATTTACTCTTATTAGAAGAACGTGTGTTTATTTACCTTGCCCTGAATGTTCAGAACACGCTACTAAATTTTTAGCAAAAATATCACCATCTGATATTCCAAATAAAACAGATTTTAAAAATATGTTATATTTATTTCATAATATGGTAAATAAAAAAAAACATAAACCGCTATTTGATTATTCAAATTTAAACATATATAAAAATATTAATATTTTCTTAGCATTTAATCAATTTTCAATGGTTTATAATACAAAAGGCAATATGAAGACTTTAACAGAGTCATTTCAACGTCAATTCATAATAAGAGATTTTAAACAATGGATTAAAACTCACGCTGCATCTTTTTATCCTCGTTCTGAGATTTTTTTACAAACTTGCAACAACAATAATAATAATAATAACAATGATGATAACAATGATGATAACATCGCAAATAATTTGATAATTAATTCTTCAAATATGTAAAAACTTAAAGTGTTTGAACTAATTGTCCATCTTTATAAACATCACATTTAAATGTTTGTTTTGTTGGCTGTGAACACTGTTCTTTTGAACTTTGTGTTTCATTGAAAAATAAATACTTACTTGATCCACCATACTTCATTAATAAAACTACTAATAAAGAAAGTAATCCTCCAGATAATACATTAATAAATAATTCAGGAACTTTTGTAATACACCCATTAATGTATTTACTATAAATATCTAAAGAAAAGTACACTATTAATAATGAAAATAACCACGGATTAAAAGATTTATTTATAAACATTGGTATTGATAAATATACTATAGTAAATGCGAATACGTATGAACTAAATGATACATTTCCATAATTACTAAATATAATATTATCGCAAACTTTATTTCCAACTAAGTCAGACCCTTTTTTATCTGGGAAACCATTTCTATATATTAAATCTCTTAATAAACAAGCTGCTATAAGAAACGCTAAATAAATAATACCCTTCCAATTTTGAAATATAAATGACAATGATGTAATTATAAATGCAATAAAAATAGGCGAATATACAAATATTATTTCAGTTAATGTAAATACACTTAACATTGGTATTTTTGCTGGATCTGAATCATCTTGACTATTTGAACTATTATTCATCTTATTTTTAAATGATGATAATTTATTTCCAAATGATTTCATTCTATCCCATCCGCTTTGATTTTGTCCTTCACTCATAATATAATAATAATCTATAATAATTTTTATTATTATATTATTATATTTTCCAATAACTATAAATAATTGGATTATAAACTATTCAAAAACAATATCAAATACTTCTTGTATCTGATTTACCGGATTAAAATTAATATCCTTTATAAGTTCATCATCTTTATATTTATCAAAAAATTTATCAAAATCTTTCTTATTTTCAACCGGAAATAAAATTTCCTTAACTCCTGCTTTAATTGCACCTAATATTTTTAAATCTAGACCACCTATTTCTGTAATAAATCCATCCAATGATATTTCTCCAGTTATTGCTATATTATTTTTAATTTTCAAATCATTGAATAAACTATAAATTGTAGTTGTTATTGCGGCTCCTGCACTAGGACCGTCTTTATGAACCGCACCTTCAGGGCAATGTATGTGAACACCGCTTAAAATGTTCGAATGTTTCTCTCTTATTTCATTTTTAACTTCTGATTTAGTTAGGTTCCATGCTAATGTTAGTGCTACATTCATTGATTCTTTCATAACATCTCCTTGCATTCCTGTTAATTTCAAACTTAAGAACTTGTCAGCCGGATAAAAGTTGGTTTGTATAGGAATAACACCTCCTTTACCAAGTGAATTTGCCCATAACCCATTTATAACACCTACTTTATTTTCAATGTGTATTTTTTTATGTTTTACCTCATGTTTATCCTTAAAATATTTCTTTTTTACGTCTTCAATAATGATTTTTATCGGTAATTCAATATCATAATGTGAGTTTTTCAAAATATCCAAATTAATTTCACCTACTATTTCGAATAATACTTCCTTTAATTTTCTAACACCAGACTCCGATGTATATTCCTCAATAATAAATTTTAATACTTCATTTGAAAAATAAATCATATCTTCTAATCCCATTTTTTTATAAACTTCAGGCAAAATGTGACTGTTTGATATTACTAGCTTGTCTTCTATTGAAAGAGAATCAAACTTAATTCTATGTATTCTATCTAATAAAATTTTATCAATTGCGTCAACATCATTATAGGATAAAATAAATAATGCTTTAGATAAATCTAAATCTATTCCAGTAAAATATTTATCTTGAAAACAATCATTTTGTGCTGGATCCAATAAATGTGTTAAAATACCTACTATTTCCTTTCCGTGTTCTGTTTTTGATATTTTATCAACTTCGTCTATAAAAATAATAGGATTCATACATTTCTTGTCAATTAGTATTTGAACTATAGAACCCCAGGTTGAACCAACATAAGTATAATTATGACCGTGTATTGTGCTTCCATTAGAATCTCCTCCCATTTGAATCATCGCAAATGGCCTACTATTACCTTCATCATCTTTTAAACAATCAGACAATCCTTTCTTCGCCAATGATGTTTTACCAACACCAGGTGGTCCCTCAAACCCGAAACAATATCCATCTTGGTTACCATTAATCCATTGCCCAATTATTCTTTCTACTTGTTTTTTAGCCCTTTCGTGACCATGAACGGCACTATCCAATGTTTTTTTAACATTACCAATATATTCGGTTATTTTATTTAAATTACCATCTAACTCATTTATGTCTTTGTTAATATTATTTGTTGCTGATTTTGGGCTACATATGGGTTGATTATTAAATAATTTATCTAAAATTGGTAAAAAATCCTTGTAATTTTCAAAACAATTATTTAAAAACAAATCTATATCAGTCTTTATTTCATTTTTCTTTTTATGAGAATATTTAATTTTTGTCAATTCCATTTTACTAATGGCTATTGAATCATTGATATTTGAAATATTTGAAATTAAGTTATTTTTATCGCCATTTAATATTTGTTTTTTTATTTTAATCATAAAATCGTTGTCGTAATTTTTATGACACAATTTATTTTTTATTACTTTTATATATTTTAAAACTTCTATGCTAGTATATTTATCCTTTAATTGTATTTCTTGAATAATTTTTGTAATATCATATTTTTTATAAATATCTTTAAATTGACATTTAATTATATCCATTAAATTCAATATTGGTTCTTTTTTATAAATATTGAAGGGTATTTTTAATAATCCATCCAAATATTGCCGTGCCTTTGAACCCGAATCCTCTGTTTTTGATTTAACTTCTTTCAATTTAATCATTGCTTTTTCCTTGACATTATCATTTGCTTTTAATAAACAAATTTGTTGCTCTAATGGTATTTTATTAATATCAAAATTAGATAATTCATTTGTGTATTGAATTGTTTTTTTCATTGCGGTTCTAAAATGTTGTTTAATTGTCCACGGAAAACTATCAAATAACTTTACTTGTTCTTGTGTATCTATATTTCCATTTGAATCATTCGAGAGAATATCATACAACAAATAAGCCAAATATTGGTTTTCATAATTATCGGATTTTATAAGAAGTTGAATTAATATTAAACGTTTTGAAAATAAATCATCTGTAATAAATTCTTTTACTGTTTGTGAAATAGTCTTTTGTTTGGAACTATGTATTTGACTCATATATCCGGCAAATTTATTATATATTTCATTATGATCATTGTTAATTAAATAATCTTTTAGGGTTAATGATGATATAAAATTATTGAAAATTTCGCTTTTAAAATCTGAATCATCTGGTTTATTATCTAGTATTTTATTTTTTTGTATATTAATAAATTTATTATTAAAAAAATCTAATATTATATCATCAATAATACCATAAATTATAATTGATTTATTGGATAAGAAATTATGTATATATATTTTAATACCATATACTTTCATATGAAACTGTTTAAAATTTGTCGAAACATCAAAACATGTTAAATTTGGAGTTTTCTCGTCTATCAGTTCATCATTTATTTTCTTCTTATTTTTTTCATCTTTTCTATTTATCATTTTATAGGATGTTGGATGAAAGTATTTTTTTAACAAATCAAACTTTAATTGTTCTGATTCATTTGTTGTAACCTTATTATTATTGCCGAAACAAATAATTAATAAATCTTCTAGATCTTGACTTCCATATGACTTAAATAAACTAGAAAATTCATTATTAATTAATTGTAAACTATTTATTAAAAATTCGCTATTTTTAATATTTTGTTCTGTTATTTCGTTTATTTTTTTACTCAATTCTTTTAATCGGTCAATACATGTGGTTACATCGCTTTCTCCTAAAACATCTAGGTTTTTTACTTTTTTAACGTGTAGTATTGTTCTTTGGATAATATCTTTAAAAAACTCTAATTTCTTCTCGATTGCTTGTAATGATAATTTTTCATTGTATTTATCATTTTTTTCCATTTTTATTTATATAAATTATAGTTTATAATAATTTACTTTTTATTACACAACTAAATTACAGTTTGGTTATTAACATACGTGTAAATATAATAATGTATTGTAAATTATTATATAGTAAATAGGTTTAAAAATATATTTATAATTAATATAAAATGGGCATTCCAAGTTATTTTAGTTTTATAGTTAAAAAACATTCTAAAATTATTAAAAAATATAATAAAAATTGTTTGAAAGTAAACAATCTTTATATAGATTCGAATTCTATTATTTATGACGCGGTTCATAATATAGATTTTACAAAATTGCTTGAAAGTGATGTGAAAACAATCATACAATGTGTTATAAAAAAGATTGACGAATATATTGCGCTAATTGAACCAGATACATACATTTACATTGCGTTTGATGGTGTGGCACCTGTAGCAAAACTTGAGCAACAACGTGAACGACGTTATAAGTCTCTTTATCAGGCGCAAATATCCAAGTCCATATTTAAAGATTCTAAGCCAGATCCATTTAATACTACCGCAATTACTCCAGGAACTAAATTTATGAATGAACTTAATAGAGAAATACGTGCTTATTACAATGAACCGAAAAAGTACAATGTGAAAAATATCATTTTGTCATTAAGTGACAAGGCTGGAGAAGGAGAACATAAATTGTTTGAATTTATTAGAGAAAATCCAGAGTATCATAAAAATTCTACTTCAATCATATATGGATTGGACGCAGATTTAATTATGCTTTCAATTAATCATTTGCCGATTAGTGACAAAATATATTTATTTAGAGAAACACCGCATTTCATACAATCCATCAATTCCGAACTAGAACCCAATGAAACGTATTTGATTGATATTCCTGAATTAGCTAAAACAATCACACTTGACATGAATAATAACAACGAATTAACTACAGAACAACATAAAAATCGAATTTATGATTATATTTTCATGTGTTTCTTTTTGGGAAATGATTTTATGCCTCATTTTCCATCGGTAAATATTAGAACTGGTGGTGTTGATAAAATGATTATGGCATATAAGGCAACATTGGGTGGAACAAATGATAATTTAACGGATGGTAAAAAAATATATTGGAAAAATGTAAGAAAAATGGTAAATTTTTTATCTGATCAAGAAGAAAATTATTTAAAGGTTGAAACAAGATTACGTGATAAAAGGGAAAAAACAACATTTTTTAAAACCGAGACCCCTGAAGATATTTATAAAAAATTCGATGCGATTCCCACATATGAACGTGACCTAGAAAAATATATAAATCCTTACAAATATGGATGGCAAGAACGCTATTATAAACGTTTATTTAATGTTGAAATTACTGAGGAAAGAAAAAAACAAATTTGTGTAAATTATTTAGAAGGTCTAGAATGGACTATGAAATATTACACTACTGGGTGCGCTGATTGGAGATGGTGTTATAATTATAGTTATCCGCCATTGTTGACAGATTTGATTCAATACATACCCTATTTTGAGGAAGAATTTATTGAAAATAAGTTGCCAAATCCTGTAAATGAACTGGTGTTATTATCTTATGTTTTACCGCAACAAAGCTTGAATTTATTGCCTGATAAATTACATAATTCTTTATTAACATATCATAGTAAGTGGTATAAAACAGATTGCGAATTTATATGGGCTTATTGTAGATATTTCTGGGAATCGCACGTCCAATTGCCTCACATTGACATCGATGAACTCGAACTTGTTGTTGCACAAAACAAGTAAAAAGAAAACTTTATTCTTTAAGTTACTTTGGGAATTTATTATATATTTTAACATATGTTTTTCAAAAGTCGGTGAGCCAATCAAAAAATGGACAAAAATAAATGTCCATTTTTGCAAAAGTCCAAAAGGTCTTGGAAAAACCCTTCGTTGTGACCATAATTTTTTTTAGCGTCTCATCACTTTTTCTAATTTTTTCAATTTGTTACGATATTTTTTTTATTTTTTAAGTATTTTAATTAAAAAGAATTTAGGAGATTTTTATGTAACTAATATATATAGTTACAAATGATTACAGAAAACTCTCTAAAATCACAATCGTGTTTATATTGTGAAAAGTGTCATTATACATGCTATAGGAAAAGTGAATACAACAAACATATAATGACATCTAAACATAAAATTAATGACGGACAGTTACAAAAAAATCTCAAAAAATATGTGTGTTCTTGTGGAAAAGAATACAGTTATAGACAAGGATTATATCTTCATAAAAAAACTTGTGAAAATGAAGAAATTATATATAAAAATGAAATAAATACTAATACAGAACCTATTAAAAATGAATCAGTAGATAAAGAATTAATTAATTATCTTATCAAAGAAAATCAAGATTTTAAAAACTTAATTTTAGAAATTGTGAAAAAGGATTCTTATAATAACTGTAATAATATAACAAATACAAATAGTCACAACAAGACATTTAATTTACAATTTTTCTTGAATGAAACATGTAAAAACGCAATGAATATTAGTGATTTTGTAGATTCCATTAAATTGCAGTTAAGCGACCTTGAAAATGTGGCAAAAATCGGATACGTCGAGGGTCTCTCTAAAATAATTATAAAGAATTTAAAGGCTTTGGATGTTACCGAGCGCCCAGTTCATTGTAGCGATTCAAAACGAGATACAATGTATGTGAAAGACGAGGATAAATGGGAAAAAGAAAATGAAAACAATGATAAAGTTTTAAAAGCCATTGAAGATATTGCAAATAAAAACAGCAAAATGGTTAAAGAATGGAAACAAAAGAATCCTGAATGTGCAAGTAGCAAATCCCATAAGGCGGACGTTTATTCACACATAATGATCCAAGCCGTTTGCTCGAACAATGATGCGAACAACAACAAAATTCTTAAGAAAATTGCGAAGGAAGTAATAATTGATAAAAGTTAAGTTTCTTTAAGTTATATTGGGATTATATTATATAAATTTAACATATGATTTTCAAAAGTCGGTGAGCCAATCAAAAAATGGACAAAAATAAATGTCCATTTTTGCAAAAAGTAAAAAGGTCTTGGGAAAACTCTTCGTTGTGACCATAATTTTTTTTAGCGTCTCAACACAATTCCCCAATTTTTCAAATTGTGACGATAAATTTTTTTATTTTTATAAGTATTTTAATTAAAAAGAATTTAGGAACTTTTTTGTTATCCTAATATAAGAACTAATGGATAATAAAAAGGACCAAAAAAGTTCGCAATTCTTGTGTAAAAATTGTTCGTATGAGACCACACGTAAAAGTCAATATGATAGACATTTATTGACAGCAAAACATAAAAGGATAACAATGGATAATGAAATGGATAATGAAATAGTTCCAAATTACAACTGCATTTGTGGGAATAAATATAATTATTTATCTGGATTATGTAAACATAAAAAAAAATGTACATTTTTAATTACTAAACAAGAAAACTATGTAAATAATGATACACATATATTATCAAATCTTGTTTTAGAAGTAGTAAAAAGTAATAATGAACTACAAAAACAAAATCAAGAGTTTCAACAAAAAATGGTTGAATCATTTCAAGAAGTTTGTAAAAATAATACAACTAACAACAACAGTATAACCAACATTAACAGTCACAATAAGACATTTAATTTACAATTTTTCTTAAATGAAACATGTAAAAATGCGATGAATATTAATGAGTTTGTAGATTCCATTAAATTGCAATTAAGCGACCTTGAAAATGTAGCAAAAATAGGATATGTCGAGGGTATCTCTAAAATCATTATAAAGAATCTAAAGGACCTGGATGTCACCGAGCGCCCAGTTCATTGTAGCGATTCAAAACGAGATACAATGTATGTGAAAGACGAGGATAAATGGGAAAAAGAAAATGAAAACAATGATAAAGTTTTAAAAGCCATTGAAGATATTGCCAATAAAAACAGTAAAATGGTTAAAGAATGGAAACAAAAGAATCCTGAATGTGCAAGTAGTAAATCTCATAAGGCGGACGTTTATTCACACATAATGATCCAAGCAGTTTGCTCTAATAATGATGCGAATAACACCAAAATTTTAAAGAAAATTGCAAAGGAAGTTACAATTGATAAAAGTTAATGATTTAATATTTACATTTAAAATTCAAATATTAAATATGTTTTAAAACTATAATGAGCAAAAAAATAGTTAGTGAAATTGCAAATCGAGATGCGTTTTTCCATCTTTTAGGACATAATCCTGGATTAATTGTTTTAAAATTAGGTGCCACTTGGTGCGGACCTTGCCAAAAAATTAAGGATGTTGTTCATGGGTTCTTTGCCTCATCTCCTGATGAGGTAATATGCTGTGACATTGATGTTGATGAAAGTTTTGATGTATACGCTTTATTGAAAAGTAAAAAAATGGTAAATGGTATTCCAGTTTTATTGTGTTATAAGAAAGGCAATACTACATTCATTCCAGATGATAGTGTTACTGGTACGGATCCAACTGAATTACATAATTTTTTTAAAAGATGTGGTGACAATTTAGCGGAAGTTAAGAAAAATTTGCCGTAATTAAAGACAATCATTTGTAGTGTGACAAAAACAATGACCGTCATCAAAATAAATTCGGTAAACTACTGGACTAGGTAAAGAATAAACTGGCTTCAACATGTCTTTAATTTCATCGTTACTATTTATAATTTGCATTATAAATTGCCGTATTGTTATTTGTTCAGTAATAGGAATACGTTGTTTAGATTTGGTTTGTTCATTTCTAATATAAAGCCCTTTAATATCATTACAACAAAACTGATGAGAAACATGTTTATATAAGTCTAATAATGAGGAATTTTTAAAAACAAATAAAAATTCACTATATCCACAAAATTTAGTAACTTCAATAATATATTTAGTATTTGATATACTATTGGTAAATTCTGTCATATGTTTTATATATTCAGGGCTAAAAGATTCCTCTGTCATTTTTATTATAATTATATAAATACATTTAAGTATTATTTAAATATAATAATTACATATTTGTAGGTATGTTGTATATAATTGTTATTTTTGTATTATATTCAATAAAAATAGTAAATTGTGAAAGTTATAGTAAATATTCAGGATATTCAAATGTATTTAATTCAAATGTATTTAATTCAAATGTATTTAATTCAAATGTATTTAATTCAAATGTATTTAATTCAAATGTATTTAGTTATAAAAATTGTTTATCATATTATTCAAA